TGTAGGGCAGACCCTTTTCACCGTACGGTGTACCCTTGGTGATGTTTTTGACGCTGAAAATGTCCTTGGCGATCTTGAAGCCCGCCATGCTGTTGCCTTCGCCCATGGCCGAGATGATGTCAGCGGGGATGACGTAAGAGCCAGAGGCAACGTGCATCGGCAGGTGGTCCGTGCGGCCAGCCACAGAGCTATGGATGGCACCCTTGTGGACCTTACCCCCACGAGCGCGGGCCGTCCGCAAGGCAGCGGCCACCGCCTGCTTTTGGGGGTGTCCGGCGGCAACCATCTCAGAGATGTTGTCGGAGATGGTTTGTTGGGACGAACCCTTTTTCAATGGCATTGCAACCTCACGAGTAGCTGACGGTAACGACCTGACCCGTACCGGGTGCGATCACAATACCATTGTTAGTGGGAATGTTGACGACAATCATGCCAACTGTGTTCGGGATGGTGACGATCTTGTTTGTTGTGGCGCTAGACAACGTTGCATCGTACGCAGCACCAACCGCCGACCCTGCGGTAAGTACGGCGATTGACGCCAAGCGGCCCTGCCCCGTGGAGACAAGGGTAGCCGCCGATATGTTGTTTAAAACCAGATTGCCTTGAACCTGAAGGTATGTCTGCCCCACGCCGTTGATGGAGGAGGCAATGTTTTTGGCGGCGGTAAGAATGTCTGAGAGCGATGACATCAGAATTTCCCATCAGGTTGGTAGCGGTATCGGATGTTTCCAAGCCGCCAGAAGGAGTTGAGGTCACTACTTTCAACCTTGATCGCCACAAGCCTTGCGCGGAACCTTGGGGTGACAAAGTCGGTGCCTTGCGTGACCGTGAAGGAATACGTTTGCGGCGTGTCGCCAGGGTAATCTACCGTGTAAAATGTGATGGTCACGGTGGCCCCCTGAACTCCATTGTAAATACCCCACTTCATGTCGGGCCACACTTGATCCAAGAAGGTCTTCAGTTCGCCATCTTGAATGGCAAAGTAGCCCGTCTGGAACGAGGAACTGATTGCAGCGCCATCAGCATTGTTAGATGTCTCGTGCTGGTAGATGTTGTAATCCCCCCCAGCGCCAATTGGCGGGCCGTTCACCCCTTGGTCAATCCACGCTGTGCGGGTAAGGGTGCCGAAGTCCCACTGGTTAAGCAGGGCATTGTATTTGACGTATTTGGTTGGGACACCACCAGAGCCAGTGGTGGGGTAGTACCACGCGATCTCGCCAAAGCGGGAGTTTGGGGCGCAGCGGACGTTCTGCCAATAGTCGGTGTCAATGTCTTGGAAGACCACATCCCAAATCGGGCATTGTACGGGTTCAACGCCGCTGCCGGACAGTTTGAAGAATTGGCTTTGGCTCATCCAGTAGACGGTTCCTGCTAGGGTTCCCATTGCCTTCTGGCCCACCAAACCACAGCCCGATGCCACCTCGTTGAAAGAATAAACCAGAGGCAAGTTGATGTACTGCATTGACCACAAAGAAAGATCGGTCCACAGCAAGCCTTGTTGCGGACCCTGCATGGCACCCACGACCTTGGACCCTTTAGGGATGCGGTACGATCCGGCTTGGTTTGTAACGGTGCCAATCCAGTTTGAGAAGCTTCCAACATCGCACCACCGCACCAGTAGCGGGTCTTGGAAACCCGTGAAAGTGGACCCGTAGGCGATGATCTGGCGCTCTGGCATTGCCACAAAGCAACCCTCGTTGACCAGTGGGGCATTCGGAACAACGGTTGCGTGTCCCGATGTGTCAGACGGGTTCCAAAAGAAAATTTCGCCAACGTGGGGGGACGCGATCAAATATTCCCCCCAATTGTCCAACGCCCAATCTGGTTCTGTTAGCACGGGCATTTCAAAGCCCCACACCGTTATGGAAACGGTTGCCCCAGTGTTGGTGAAGGCCGCAGAGGATGATATGACAAAGGTGCTGGTTGATACCCCGGCGGCGGCACTAAGAACGGTGTAGTTGCCATCAAAGTTTGTTGAACTACTGATGGCAAGTGTGGTTCTAGGCGTAACATAGACGCTGGTTGACAGCGTCACAGTAGCCGTGGTGCCGTTTCCGACAATGCTGGCCCCCGTGTAAATCCTGCCCGTGCCGCTAAACACAACTCCAGTGCCATAGCCGCCCAAACCATAGCCTCCAGTGCCGTAACCAACGGGCGGTGTGGTTGCCTGTTGGCCGACATAATAGTTGATCCGCGCTTTGCCGCCGTTCATTTGATAGGTTACAGCGGCGGCAGTAACCGTGCCAAAGACAGTTCCAACGCCAGGGTCTACTGCTTTTGCATAGCTCAACGATCCGGCGGAGGAAGCTGTTACAGTGTATGTGCCATTGTAGCCGGAGGGGGTCATGCCCGCGACAACAATTGAAGTGCCAATGGGAACAATTGCAAGGTTGTTCATAATAATCGTGGCCGTTCCCGCCAGCCAGCTTGCAGAGATTACATTGCCAAGAATATTTTGCGGGGCGCTTGATGCGGCAATTGTAAAGGTGCTGCTGGTCAGCACAGATATCACAATATAGTTCCCGTAAAGGGAAATGCCGCCAATGTCTGTTGCCACCAAAATTGGAAAAGTAGACCCAGCGGTGTAGCCGTGGTCGGCCAGCGTGACCGTGACGGTGGGTGTTGATGGGCTGATGGTGGTCGTAAACAATGGAACCGCACCGCCATTCGCAACGCTTGCCGTGGCTGTGATTAATGTTCCGATGACATTTCTTGCGGTTATAATGTAGGTGTTTGCGCCAGCTTGAGTACATGCGTAAAAGCCAGACAGCACAAGACCGCCTACGCTGACTTGTGTTTGAATGTAAATTGAATCGTACGAAGAAACGTTAGAGTTTGTGTCAGCAATAGTAACGGCTGAATTTCCATTTACAGTGGTAAAGTCGGTTGTTATGTTGGCGGTGTAGTATTGCGGCGAGATGTTGATGGCCGTGCCGCCACTTTCGCTGGCAAACAGGGATGTGTCTGCGCCAATTCCCAAGTATTTGTTTGTGTTTGTATCGGACCATGCGTGAAGCGCCCGAACAGTGTCCCATTGGGTCGTTGCGATAAACTTTGTCCAGCCGCCAAGTTTCTGTGGCAAGCCCATGCCTTGCCGATCCGGCACAAAGCGGATCAGGTTGCTTTCTGAAATAGCGGCCTCGTTCAAAGCCGGAGTGCGGTTCTGATCAACACCGGGGATAAGCTTCAGGCTGGCGTGTGGCATAAATTAGCCTCGCGTTGGGCTGGCAACGGTTGCCGGAGATTGTGACGACCACGCCGCACCTTCAAATTTCTTGCGGGCTTCTTCAACACCAGCAGATTTCAAGAGCAACTGATACTGGTTTTCGTAACTCTGCGCCATCTGCGGGTCGTCGCTTTCCTTGCCAAAGTTGCGCTGGTAGGCCGAGATGTAGATCATTGACGCCATTACCAGAACATCTGGCAAATACTGGCTGATAAAGGTTGTCGGTACCGTAGTAGACAGCGGCGCGGGACGGCTGGTGCCAACCACCTCAACGGCATAGGTCGTGTCTGGCACTGGCCCAACAAGGAACAGTGTGTCATTGAACGGCGCAAAGTACTTAGGCTGGCCACGGTTGGCTGACAATGACGACCCGTAGACCGCATCCAAGAACTCCTTGGTGGTCGGCATCAAGGGGACGCGGGTTCCCGTGTCTGGGTCGTATGGTGTTGTCGCGTTCAAGATCAAGTTGATTTGTTCGCTGACCACAAATGATGTGCCGCTGCCTAAATCTTGTGAGAAAGACAGGTTACGATTTCCAGTTGTTAGTTGGTATCCAGCGCCATGCAGAGACACTGAAGTTGAAAGAAAATCCAGATCGCGGCAGATGCGAAGGTTGGCGTAGTCAATCATCATTGGCAGTATTGCCAAGAAGTTCACGTCATCCTCCGCCACAACCGCCATCTGCGCGATCTGGGTCTTGTAGGTGGTGTACGTCAATCCGGCCATGGCTTTACCCCTGTGTCTGCTATGACCTTACACCATCCGAGCAGTTTAGCCAATCATGCCTTGCGTTTGGAGTAGATTGACCAAAACGCCACTGCAATCGTTGTGATACCCCCGCCAATCGTCATTGCGGTTTCAGAGTCCACTAGGCCCTGCCCCACAAGATAACCGCCCAGGGCCGACACCAAGGCCCTAATGACACCGCCTACCTCATTCGATCCCATCTTCATCTCCTTACGTTTTTCCAAGCCATTTTGTAACAGCGAACCCAGGGCAAGCTTTAGAAGCGTATTCATTGTGTCCACTCACCTTTGTGATTTTGTAAGTATCGCACAGTTTTGCGATCAATGCACGAAGAGCTTTGTCTTGCTCCGGCGTAAAGTGATCGGAGAACTTGTCAGTGGCCGCAGACCCAAAGCCGCCAAACAGGCTCACGCCGATGGTCCCACTGTTGTGGCCCTGCGTGTGCGCTCCGACCTGATCAAGTGGGCGTCCTTCAACTAGGGTGCCGTCACGGTCAATCAGGAAGTGATAGCCAATGTCCTTCCAGCCACGGTCTTGCATGTGCCAGCGGCGCACCTCTGCCACCTTGTCCTTGGTTGCACTTTTACCCCACCAGTCGGCGCGGGTGGCGGTGCAGTGGATGATGATTTCGCTGATGGGCCTCATTTGCGGAAATACCACATCACAGCGCCAGCGACCACAATCCAAAAGCCCCTGTCCAGAATGTTTTCAATCACGTTCCGGCGGTTGGAGTGTTTATCCAAAGCGGAAAACTTGGCGTCGATGCGGTCCTGCGCCTCGTCGTAGCGATCCATGCGTTTGAAGACCGTCACCATGCGTTCTTCGATGCGCGCCATTGTCACCATCGCCTCCGCAAGGTTGTCCACTTTGTTTTCGATACGGGCCAGACGTTCTTCGCTCATTTCTGCCATTTCCTTACGCCGAGAGGCCTTTTGCAATATTGGGGTCAATCAGCCCACAAGGTTAAACGAACGTGCCAGTGGTCGCGCTGATCTTTTTGACTGTATAGTAAGACCCAGCCAATGGCGTTGCAGTGCCCGCGCTTTGGGTAAGCTGCAACTTGAAGCTTGTCGCGGCGTTCGTCTGAACCTGCACAACAAACTGGAAAGCATGGTTGACGGCAGTTGTCAGCGATCCCGTTGCCGAGAATGCTGCTGTTGTTGCGCCCTGCGATCCCGTAAATCCAGTGATTGGTGCGCCAGCGGCAATACCAGTTACTGGGGATGCCTGATAAGTGCCTATGATGCGTGTAGGGGCAGAAGATGCTGTCAGCGTCCAAGTCGCGGTTCCAGCAGTGGTTTTGGTCATAACTGCGTAAATCACGATCTCGTACACAGACGAGGCTTCAAGAGATATGGCCGAGGTAGCCCCGAAGAAATCCCCAATGGCAGGACCGAACGCGGTTACGTTGGCTGCAAGGTTAAGTGTCTGTTGCCCAACAATAGCGCCGTTGCCCGATGTTGCATTGGCGGATACAGCGCCCGTAATCGTGGGGCCAGTTCCTAGCACCGCCGCACCAGTGCCTGTAAGCGTCTGGAAATCAGTGAAGCCAGCCTCCCAGTCTGCGGCGGTGGTCAGCGTGGTGCCGATACAAGTGATCATCGCGCTTAGGCCAGCGATGATGGTTGCCACAAGGTTGCCGCCGGAAGAGTTGACGGTGAGGCTGCCCGTAGAGTTGTTGACGATGTGGAACGACCAGCCCGTCCCCAGCGTAGATGTCACGGGCAGAGTGATCGTCTGCGTGGTTGCGCCAGTGAATAGTTGGTACTGGGTGCTGGTGTTGGTCAGGACAGTGGTGCCAGCCGCCGTGGCCGTGGCCGTGTAGCCCAAGATGCGGGCGGCTTCAGCGGGGGCCGTGGTGACGCCTGTACCGCCGTTGGCCACGGGCAGGGTGCCGGAAACGTGGGTGGTCAGGCCGATCTTGCCGTAGGATGGGGCAACGCCCACGCCACCAGAAATAATGGCGTTGCCTATTGCTACATCCGCAAGAGAAGACAGGATGCCAGTGGTGGAGGCGTAAAGGATGTCCCCAATGGCGTAGGATGTAATGTTTGTGCCGCCGTTTGCCACGGGGAGTGTGCCGGAGACATGGGTTGTCAGGCCGATCTTGCCATATGATGGCGCGGCACCAACGCCGCCAGAAATAATTGCGTTTCCTATTGCTACGTCAAGCAATTGTGAAAGAATACCCGCCGTAGAAGCGTATGGGATTGACCCAATCGTATATGACGTGATGTTCGTGCCGCCGTTGGCTACGGGGAGTACCCCAGAAACATCTGCGGTCAGGCTTACGGCGCTAAATGTTGGTGCGCCAGCGGCGTTGCCGTGGAGAACCGTTGTCGTGGTGCCAGCGGCGGTTGACGCCATTGATGTCGTAGTGTCGCCGTAAATCATCCCATACTGGGTCAACGCCGCAGATTGGTTCGTTCCACCATTAGCTACGGGGAGTACCCCCGAAACGTGCGTGGTCAGGCCGATCTTGCCGTATGACGGGATAGCGCCGACCCCGCCAGAGATGATTGCATTCCCCAAGGCAACGTCAGCCAGCTTGGAAAACGTCTGCGTGGCCGAGGCGTACATGATATCGCCGACCGTAAAGGATATCAGGCCCGTGCCACCTACGGAAACTGCAATAGGAAATGTAATAGGTGTTGTAATTCTTGCCGCAGCAATCATTTGGGCCAAACTAATCTTGACCGAATATCCGGCCTGCACACCTTCAAAAAGCTCTGATCCATCCAGTCCGATGACGGCGGGGAGATTCGGGATTTGTATCGAACTCATCAGATTGGTCCTGTCTCTGGAACTGTTGTGTTATCATACGGCAGATCGGCATTCGTTTCCAGTGGCGCGGTTTGCGCGGCTGGATCGGTGCCAGGTTGTTCGTTCAAGCTGCCGTTGGCAAAACCAGTTTGCTGGGTGACACGATTGTTGTCGTTCTCAGTGATGCGGAAATCACCGCCAGGCACGGGAATGCCCGTCTGTGCGTTGACCGTATTTCCCTGCGTCATGCGGTAATCCGTTTCCGCCTGAATGTAGTATTCGGGGCGGGCGTTCATAATTACGGGCGGGTCGGCGGGCAGAACGATGGAACGAAGTTGTTGCTGCGGGGTGTCCATGCAGTGATTGCACACCAAAATGCGCTTGTTGATCAAAGCAGCGCCAGCCCAGTCAAACTGCCACGACAGGTTGACATGGTTGTAAACCCCGCCACACCTGTCGCATACAGCGGCAGCCTGTGGATTTTTTGGGCTTGTGCGGGCGCGACCAAGTTTTGATGCGTAGCTCATCGGAAGTAGCCCCCGATCATTGGGCTGATGTAGGTGTTGACGGCTTCCACGTCTTGATCTGCGGCGATCTGGTAACTCTCGTCGGCCTGCGCCTTTAGCGCCACGGCCATCTGGGGCTGCCAGATGCGGGCCAGACGGTAGGCCAGACCATCCGCAAAGCATTCCAACCAGCGGTAGGGAATTTCGACATTTTCGCCATTTTGCAGATTGGAATCTTGGACCTGCCGGACGCGGTAATATTTCAGGGTCGTGGCCGAGGAGCCGTCCGGCACGGGCCACAGCGTGATTGTGGGCGAGATCAAACGGTCAAACCAGTACGATGTAGGAAAGCCCTGCTGGTCCTTGTTTGGGTAGGAAGCGTATTCCGTGCGCGAGATCGGCATAATCACGCGGTCAGGGCCATTGGCCGTGGTCGTATAGGCGTCCAGCACCATGATGGTGTTGCCATCCACGGCATAGGTGGATGTGCCTTGCACCAGTGCAACCGTTACCAGATCAACGGCCCAGAGGTTGACCCCTTGATTTGACCACCGCGACAGCATCATGTTCGTCGCCATGCGGGCGCTTTCCC